GCGACCACGTTGATCAGGTTCACGATCTGGTAGCTCTCTCTGATGTCCGGTTCGGGGGGCGGCGCTTTGATGGGGCCATCGTAGTCCGGGTATTCAACGCCCACGTCCACCGGCCGCAGCCGGCGGCCTTCACCCCAGGGGATGATGTTCTCGGCGCGCACGGTGGTGCCCCAGCCCCAGGGGTGCGCGCTGCTGCGGTCGCGGGGAATCGGCGGCCGCACCGGCGGCACGCGGGAGAATTGGAAACTGGTGCTGGGGCGGTAGGCCTCGCCGGCGTCAAAACGGAAATCGGTGGGGCCGTATTGGTAAGCGACGCTGGCCGCCTCGCGGCGCTGGCGGGCGGTGCTCTGCCATTCGTCCACGGCGGCACGGTCGACCTTGAGCAGGCGATTCCAGGGGCTCAGCCAGGCGGCGTCCAGCCACAATGACGCCGCGATGGCGCCAAAGCGACCGGCACGGCGATCGGTGGGCACCGGGCGCCCCCAGGTCAGCGCCGCGCGCGGGTCCAGCGCCACGCCCCAGGCGTGCGCCAGGCCCACCGCCCGATCGGTGGCCACCGGCCAGCCCCACCGCTGCCAGCTCACCGCGTCCACCGGCCGCCCCCGGGCCGCGCCGAATCGCGACGGCGCCGGATCCCGCGCCGGCAGCCAGCCCCACGCCGGTGCCGCCGCGGCGTCCACCGCCCGCCCGGGCGCCGCCGCGATCGCGCGCCGCACCTGCAGCGCCGGCACCGGCTGGTACGGCACGGCCGGGGCGTAGCGAAACAGGAACGCCGGCGACGGCACATAGGCGCCGCCGCCCAGTTCAAAGGCCGTGGACGGGATGTAAGGCATGGTCGCAGCTTATAAGAAGGTGACGTCCACCGGCCCGTGGGCCAGCGGGCGGAGGTACTCCCGGGCTTCCAGCGTGGCGGTGCCCACCTGCTGCTGGCCGGTGGTCCACCAGTCGGGTTCGGTGGCGGATAGCTCGCCGCCGGTGACGACGCGGTAGACGTAGCCGTTGGGGGCGGTGGGGTGGATCAGGTCGTCGATAACTACGCTTGACCCAGCCTCGAAGGTCTCACCAAGATCATCGGGGCACATCAGGTATACATCGGCGTCGGCTTCCACCAACCCGGATATCGTGTAGCTTCCATCCGCAGCATCGCTGACTGTCGAGCCAACAACCCGCCACTCGGAACCCTTCTTCTGCAAAGCCACCACCGCGCGGCTGATTGGCCCAACCGAACCGTCTGGGGAACGCATCGAAATTACATCGCTCAGTTCTGCAGGGTCACCTTCGGGACTAGTGGCACCGCCATCAAAACTGATCGTGACTGACGCTACCGGATCGCCAGAGGGCACAGCCTTAACCCCAGAACGCTCCCCGAGCCATGCGACGACGTTCGAGTTGGCCGACGGGACATGAATGCGGAAAAGAGGGAGACCAGCGAATCGCAAGCTGACCGCCCCAGTGGGCGTCAGGGCCACACCCCGTACCGGCTCAGAAACCGATAAGCCGCCTTCGCGAACGTCGATCTCAGCGATCTGGACAACCGCCCCTCTGTAGCCAAAGGTCGTCATGTCGGCGGACAGATCAATCATGGCCAGTCCTCAGGCTCCAAACTGATATAACCAAAGTGGTACTGGTTAGCGATCAGAACGACTGAGCGGCCATTCATGGTTGTCTGGTCGCCAGTCCAGAGATTTTCTTGGTCCCGCAGATCGACCAATGCACCCGGCTCTACGGTTCCGATCGCGGAATACCACCCGGGCACCCGCGCGAAAAAGCGAGAATTTCGAGATAAAGCCACGGGATACAAAGGCAGCTGTGGCGCACCTTCTAGTATCTGTGCATCCACCACACGGTTAAAAAGACCAGGGTGCATTGTGAAGTCACTACTGGTTTGTCCGGTGTTCACGGAGCCATCCGGCTCAATTAGTGAGATCAGTCCTTGGGAATCCTGGAAACTATTATCATTCGCTGCATCGACGTAGTACGTAGTATAGATAACAAAGTTTGGAACGGCTCTGGGGTCGATACCGGAACCCCACGGCAACACAGAGCCCATGGCAAGACACAAGCAATTGTCCTCGCTCAGACCATCGCCGGTGAGCCCATCCGGAGGCGGCCAAATCAGCAATACCGCTGAAGCGTCATTTGCTATAACGCACCAGCGCATCGATTGAATATCGTCGGTGTAGCGGAATGAGTTAGCGTAAACACCAACGTCACCCACCAATGCACCAGACTCCCATCCTGTACCCAAGCGGGATTCCCTGAAGCTATAGTAAGTATGGTTAAGGGAAAGCTGCGCGACCCCCAGCTGCCCGCTGTTGGTTAGGACCAATTGCCCGAAGGTTCCACCCGCCGCCGGCGAGTAGTGCAGTTCGGCCCACCCGGCCGCGCTCTTCGACCCGTATCCATTCACCAGACAAGCGCGCAGGACTTCTGCGATGTAATTGATTTTATCGTAGCCAGTATTGCCACCTGGGCGGCCCGGCACCCCAGCATCGTCCCAGCGGTATACAGTCGGCACAGCACCCATCAGTCCGCATCCCCTCTGATCTGAAGTTCAAAGCTGTCGTTCTCCACCGTGCCCTGACCGGGCTTCACGGTGCGCGCGATCCACAGCGGCGCAAGGGCGCCCTGGGTGTCGAACCGCACGGCGTTGCCGGTGGCCCAGCCGCTGCCCCAGCCCTCCCCATCGAGCACGAAATAGGGCGTGTCGGTCATGGGGTTGATGGGCGCGGTATCACCACTTGTGGAGCCCTGCCCGATCACGCCGAGGCTTTCGCCCACGATGCTGAACGTGCTGGCGCCGGTGAACACCAGCGCCCACTTCTCGGTGACGGTGCCGTAGTTGGCGGTTTGCACCGGGTAGGCGATGTCGTTGTACTCGGCGTCGGTTTCGCCGGATTCGTCCGGCTCGCTGCCCCAGTTGGGGTTGTTGCTCTGCCAGGTACGCTGGGTGAACAGGTTCAGCGCCCGGGCGCGCAGGGTGCCGTACAGCACGGCGCTGGACACGGCGGTCTCTTCCGCCGGGAATTCGTGCGGGATGGGCGCCTGCAACTCCAACAGGCCGGAGAGCTGCACATCGGTGACCAGGCTCATGTGCTCGATGCGGTCGCGTACCAGCCATGGCCCGTTAATGAGGTTGGCATCGGCGTCCTGCAGGGTGAGCGGGTCGGCGTAGGTGAGCGTGCCGGCGTCAAGATCCACCGTGTATTGGGCCGGGTCCAGCTCGGTGTCCCCGTCGGCGCCGTAGACGATGATCTCGGCCTGGTGGTCGCGGTCGAGCGAGATGGTCTCGCCGGCGGTGGGCGTGGTGAGGCTTGTCTCTGTGGTGTGGTTCAGCACCACCACGTCGCCGGGCCGGAAAATCGGCACGCGACCGTCCTGCGGCAGGCGCACCGGGTCGAGGCCGACAATGTCCGGGTCCAGCGGCAGGGTGCGCAGCCCGATGGCGTTATACCGAATGTCACCCAACAGCATCGGGAAATCGGCGCGCATGGTGACAAAGCCCGTCTGGCTGTCCACCTGCCCGGTGACACCGTTTTCATCGAGCTCCCCGTTGGCATCCGGTGATGCGGTGATGGTGTCGCCGCTTTCAAGGTCGGTCAGCGTCAGCTGCAAAGACCCTGCGCGAATCGGGCCGATCTCGGTGCGGAACTGAACTTCCTGGGTGCCTTGCGGCCGAGAACCTACCAGGCACGCCAGCACATCCACTGTGCCCACCAGGGCTTCATCAATGGTCGCCCGGCCGTTGGCGTAATCGACGCTGCCCACCGCCACACCCGCGCCGGTGCCGGCGTCGTGCTGGCTGTAGAGGGTGCCGCTGCGGTCGTAGTAGCGCTGGCCATCGGCTTCGAGCAGCACCGAGCCCGGCATGATCATCTCTTGGTTCGTCACATCGGCGAGCGGCAGGCCGGCGTTTTGTAGCTCCAGCTCGACGGTGGCGCTGGAGAACCCCGAAAGGTCGCCGATGGCCGCGACGCTGATGTCGCCGCGCAGCTCTTCGCGGTTGAGCACGTCGTAGTTACCAAAGGGGTCTTTCACCTCGGTTCGGAATTCGCGTTCGATTTCCGCAATGCTGACGGCCCCGCTCTGGTAGTCGATGCTGCCGGCGACACTGCCGAAGCCGCCTTCGCCGTCGTCCTGCAGGGCGACCTCCACGATCACGTTTCGGTCATTGCCGCGCCAGTCGGTGGTCCAGCGGCGCGACACAAACCACGTGAGCGCGACGGTGCCCGGCTCCAGGGGCGCGCCAGGGATGGTGAACGTACCCGCGCCCGCTTCGGTGACGGTGGGTGTGATGAGCGCGGTGACGCCCGTGCCGGCGTCCGCCGTGGCGGTGAGCGCACGGGCGGTGACGCCCTGGGCCAGCGTCACGGTGATTTCGCCGGTGGCGTAGGTCACTGTGCCGGAACCGCCTGTGCCAGTGAGCGCACCGGCGCCGTCATCAGTGAGACTGACAGCGCCGCCGGATGAGGTGAGCTCTACCGTATCAGGCGCGACGGGCTGGCCAAACTGGAGCGATACGGAGGGCTGGTCTTCCAGCTGGGCGCTGCCCGAACGAACCTTGTACTCGTTGGCGGTTTGCGCGGCGTAGCGGTAAACCAGCGCGGTCTCGACGTCTGGCTGCCGATCGAGCGTGATCAGCACGGAGCCGGTTTGATGGTTCACAGAGCCAGCACCCACCCCGGTGAGTACGCCGTCGCCCCGGTCGCGCAGCTCGTTCCAGCGGCCGAGCGCGCGATAGGCGACGACCAGGGTCCCAGGCCGTGGCGGATTATCCGCGAGGTTCAGGGTGTAGTTCAGACCGCGATTTGTCGCGTCGATCGCCAGCGCGCCCGTGGTGGCCGCCATGGTGACGCCTGCGCCGGGCTGGTACGTCAGCGTGGCGGTGTCATTGACCTCAGCCGCGAGCGACAGCCGGCCACTGAGGTAGTCGACGGTGCTCTCTTCCAGACCGCCCGCGCCGCTGGTCACGGTCAAGCCGCCGACCCCGTCGTCACTGTAGGTGCTGCCGCCCGCCGTGAACGTGAGCGTACCGCGCACGATCGGCCGGGAGGTGAACAGGCTGGTCTGGCCATCCAGGTCAGTGAGGGCTTCGGTGACAGTGCCGTCCGCCGCGGCAATGACGGTGCTGGAATCGCCGCCGGCCAGGCGATCAACGAGGGGCACCTCATTCGTCGCGACCGGCACCAGCTGGGAGAACACGGAGTCGACTATGATTTCACGGGCTCCGATATCGTGGGGCTCGCGCAAGCGCGATACGCCGTAGTAGTGCGCGACGTCGGCCACGTCGGTGGCGAACACTTGCGTAATGCGGGTGCTGCCGGGCCCGGTTTCGAGCGTGTTTTCAGTGACGACCACGCCGCCGGGCCGCGCTTCGCCACCGGGGAAATCGAACAGCAGTGGCGTATCGATGCCCATCTCGATGCGGTAGCCGGTGAACGACTGGTAGTTGTTGTTGCTCTGCTGGTAGACGAACACCGTGGACGCGACGGTTACCGTGTTGATGCGCACGTACTGCTGGTTGCCGCTCTGCGGGTCGCTCAGCATGAACGTGTCGCCGACGCGAGGTGTACTGCTGACCTGGCGCGGCTGGAACGCAACGAGGCTGCGCGACCCCTCGAGCTGGTTGCCGAGGGGCTGCCAGGTGGTGGTGCCGGCGGGCACCAGATAGCTTTCCAGGAACTCGCGCGCGGCCGCCCGCTCATCGGTTTCGCTGTCGGTGTCAAAGAGCGTGACGGAGACGTTGGGGTCGGTCGGCGGTTTGGTGAGTGCGACGTGGCTGCCGAGATACGGTGCGTTGTCGTTGGTCCCCACGCCCATGAAGACTTTGCGCAGTGAGGTGATGCCGGTGGCGCGGTCGAGCCGGCTGATGTCTTCGAAGACGTTGTTCACTTGGCCGGGCTGCACTTCGGTGCCGGTGGCACGCCCGCCACCGTCCTCGGTATCGGTGAGGCGCTCGCTGCGGAACAGCTTGATGTCGCTGGCGCTGAGACTCATGCGCTTTCCTCGAGAATGATCAGGTTGAGGGTGAGTTCGTAGGGGTGCGTTGCGGCGTATTCCGTGCGCTCGCCGACGGGGGTGAGCGCCACAGCGGGGCCTTCGCGGCGATCAAAGGCGACGGTGTAGGCCCGGCCGTCGTCGAGGACCACCTGCCAGGAGACGCCGGCACTCGCCTCTTTGGCGCGCAAGGCCAGCGCGGTTTGGCGGCTGACCCAGGCGCCCGTCAGGCGCATGGGCTGGCCGAGCGGCTGCGCCTGTTCATGCAGAATCGGGTTGCCCGTGACACCGCGTATCAACGCCTGTGCGACCTGGGCGGTACCGAACTCGTTGGTCCAGACCATGTTGTCGAGGGTCAGGTCGTCAAATTGCATGGCTATACGCTCCGAATGCCGGCCTGCTCTAATACGCTGAGCAGGCCTTCGGCCTGGCTCTCTTGGACGTCCACGCTGGCGGTTTGGCCCGAGTCGGTACGCAGGCGCAGCTCGACGGTGCGGCTCGGCTGGGTGCGCGACTGGCTGCTGCTGGTGCTGCTTTGCTGCTGGCTTTGCTCGCGAGACGCTCTGGCAGCCTCTTTGGCCGCCTCCAGGGTGCTCTCCAGCGCTGCACGCTGGGCCGCCGGCAAGTACCGCTCGTTGACACCCCGCAGCGCGCGGTACCGGTCATCAGGGTCGCGCTCGGCCTGCGCTTTCTGATATTCCTGCTCGGCCCGGCGGATGCGATCGCGGATCTCGTTTTGGGCGCCGAGCACGTTGGTGTTGCCGAACACGTCGGTGGAGAGCTGCTCAAACTCCCGTGCGATGTCGTCGCCGTAGTTTTCTGATAGCTGGTTCCGAAAGGCCGCGTAGCCGCGGCTTAGGGTGGTGAGGCTTTGCGCGGCGGTCTGCGCGCCGGCGGCAATCTGATTGCCCATTTGCAAGCCCGCCGCGCCGGCACTACGGCTGGCGGCTTCCACTTCCCGGGTGCTGCTGGCGACTTCCCGGTTGATCTGGATGAGGCGTTGCTGCTTCTCGGCGACTACGTCGGCGATCTGCGCTTCCACTTCCTTGGCGCGCGCCGCCGCTTCTCGGGCGGCCAGCTCAGCGCGCTTGGCTTCGGTGAGGCTGTTGGTGGCTTGCAGTTCTTGCCGGATCGCTTCGACTTGCTGGAGCTCAGCGGCTGCTTCGGCGTGCAGGGCTTCCGCGCGCAGTTGCGATAGCTGCACCTCCAGGCGCTTTTGCTCAATCAGCAGGCGCGCGGCTTCGGTTTCATCGCCTTTCGCGCGGGCCAGGGCCAGCGCCGCTTCGTTCTCGGCCTGGCTGAGCTGGACCAGCTGGGTGCGCAGGTTGAGCTCGGCCTGTTCTTGGGCCTGTTGCGCTTGCAGGGCCGCAGTGCGTTTCTGAATGGCCTGCTCGGCGAGGTCGCTGGCGTCGGCGGCCTTGCGCCAGGCTTCGGCGAGCTGTTCGGCGCTGATGACGCCTTCTTTAACCGCCTCGTTGCCGAGGTTTTCCAGTTTGACCCGCGCCGCTTCGGATTGCAGGGTCGAGAACGCTGCCGTATACGCCTGGGCAACAATGCGAGACTGGACTTGCGCCTCATGACCGCTCTGCTGGATTCGCTCTACGATGCGCTCAAAGTTACTGAGGGCACGGCGTTCCACCACACCCGCCAGCTGATCATACTCTAGGCCCAGTTGGTCCAGGCTCTCTTTCACCAGCTGGTTGGCACGGACCTGAGCGTCGGCACGGCCTTCCGCCGCTTGCTTGAGTTCGGCTTCTTCCGCCTTCAGGCGTTGAGAAACGGCCTGGCCGTACTCCAGCTGCGCGGCGTTCACTTCCTGGCTCAGCCGCTTTATTTCATCGAATGACTCAGCCGCATCCAACTGTTCCCGCAGCCGAAGAACACGCTTCTTCGCTGCCGCCTCCGCAGCGGCGGCCACCTCTCGGCTAGCCACCTCTTCAGCGGCATCGGCTACCCCTTCGCTGGCTTGCTTTTGGCGCTGGGCACTCTTCTCGGCCTCGGTGGCCGCGCCAAGGAACGCCATCTTGTAATGACGGCGTATGTCTTCACCGTCTTGGGCGACCTTGGCGACCAGATCGCCAGCCGCGCCCTTAGCATTATCAGCGAATTCCTTGATACTGCGCGCCAGATCGTCCGCACCCGCGAAGCCGGCCAGCTTGGACAAACCGGAGGCGATCGACCCGATTGCCCCAAGCCACACCGCCGCCGCGGTTCGAAACGCCGACGTTATCCCGTTCCAGGCGATGGCAAACCCGGAGCCGACTCTTTGCACCACGACCAACATGGACTGGAAAGACTCAGCGATATCGGTCGCCCAGCGGACCATGCTGCCGTCTGCGGCCGCTTCTCGCATGACTGTCAGCAACCCGCCCAAACGCGTTTTTAGCGCATCCAGCACGCCGGCGTTGCCGACCTCGCGGAAAAAATCGTTCAGCTCTTTCCGGACGGCCGAAACCAGCCCACGGAATGTGGTCAACCGCTTGGCGCCGGCGCCTTCCGCCATGTCGCCCAGCTCTTCGACGACGTCACGGATCACATCACGACCAAGCTCGCCGGCGCTGGCCATGTCACGCAACTCACCAACGCTCCGCCCGGTGACCTCGGCCAATGCCTCGAGAATCGGTATACCGGCGTCGGTGATGCTGTTTAGTTCCTCCAGCTGTAAGCGGTTGCTTGTGTAAGCCTGGCCAAGTTGGGTGGTCAATGTTTCGAGGGTTTGGGCGCCGTTACCGTACTTCTCGTTAGCGTCAATGAGCCGCTGTAAAGTGCCATCCAGAGGATCGAACCCGAAGACCTTGAGCCGGATTGCAGCGTCGGCCGTGTCCTGGAGAGACTGCGCGTTACGTTCCGCAATCGCGTGAAGATCCTCCATCGCCCGGGCACCCTGCTCGGCGCCCCCGAACAGCCCATCCAGCCGCTTCTGGAGTATCTCAGCGTCTGCACTCGTGTTGATCACGGCGGTAAAGCCACGTCTCAACGACTCGAATACGCCGACGCCAGCGACCAGCCCAAGCAGCTTGCCCTTGAGGCCCTGCAACATGCCGCCAAACCGACCACCGCTGTCACTGGCGCTGCTTAGCTCTCGCGCGTGGCGACCCGCTTCGTCGTTGACCCGATCGAGATCTTGGCGGGTTTCCGTAAGCTCCCGCTGAATGCGATCCTCTGCCTGTGAAAGGTCATCGGTTTCAATGCCGGCTTCACGCAGAACGCGGGTGTGCTTGCCGAGGTCCCGCTGAGAACGACGGTATTCCGTATTTGCGAGGCTTTGAGCCGTTCTGGCTTGCTTGACTTTAAGGGCATAGTCGCCTTGGGTCTCGCCCGCTTGACGCCCCGTCGTGCGCAGTTCTTCGTATTCTTTAACCGTTCTCTCAAGCTCACGCGCCGCTTCATCCGCAGCGCGTTTGGTGTCCTCAAACCCCCGGACCGCTGCTTCCTGCCGGCCCAGATCGTCAAGTTTCTTATCCAGTTTTTCCCCTTCGGCCCGCAGCTCGCTCAGGCTATCGCTGGCTTCCTCAGTGTCTTTGGACATGAGGTTGCGCGCGCGCAGAATTAGGCTTACGACACCGTCACGCAGGGCCATGGGACGCGACTCCGGGAATCAGGGGTGCCCCGCGCTGGGCGGGGCGGGTGGTGGTTAGTCGAGTTCGATGAATTCGAAGGGGCTGGTTTTGCCGGGCGGCGTGCGCAGCTGGCCACCGAGCTGACCGGTGACGAATTCGTTCTGCATCATGTCCAGCGCCTGATTGGCGTTGAGCCGGCCTTCCCAGATGTAGAGGCGCCCACGCTTGCCGGTGGCGAGGTTTTTGCCCAGCAGCTCGATGTATCGCGGCTTCTCGACCTCGGTGCCGCCGAGAATCTTCTGGCCGCCTTCCGCGAGATAGGTGTACTCGGCGGTGACTTCCACCGCGGCGTCTTGCTTCAGCGCCTTGATCAGGCCGCCGGCGGGATGGATCTCGTAGTCGGTACCCGCGACCAGTTCCGTGGTGGTGTCGGTGTTGGTGATCACCGGCGCGTTCGGCGCTTCCATGTCGATGTTGGCGTGCGCCAGCTTCACCCACTTGCCATGCTCCAGGGTCAGCGTTTCACCGGTGACGCTATCGCCGGCCACGGTGTGGGCTTCCATGGTGCCGCCGAGGGCCTCAGCGAGCAGCTCCGCCGGCAGCGAGTCGAACTGCAGGGTGACCTGGGTGGGGTCGGCGGGCACGTTGACCACGTCCAGGGCCTGACCGTAGTTACCGGGCTGGTTGCTCAGGCGGTTGCGCACTTCGGTGGTGGGCGGGGTGATCTGCAGCGAGGGCACGTTGATGGGGCCGTTCAGCGCACCGGGGACACCGTTGGTGCTTTTGGCCATGAACAGCTCGCCGGCGAAGATCAGGCCGGTGTCTTTATACATGATGGTCTCCTTCGGCGCGGTGCGCCTGGTTGGTTAGGGCTTCAGAATCAGTTGGTAATCGGCGGTGATGGGGATAGCCGCCCAGGCCACGCCCCCACCGCCTTCGGGAATGTTGTATTCGATGTCACCGACCTCAGAATCGAGGGCCAAATCATCGACGTAGTCCAGGTTGTTACGGTCAGCCACGGCGTGGATGACATCATTGCTGTGCTGCAGCAGCTCGGTGGTAATGCCGTCATCGACCCTGTCAACGACAACGACGTGCAGTTCCAATTGCCGCCTCAGCCGGCCGCCGGAGGATTTACTCAGGCGCCGGTCGATGCCGGGCTGGAGGGCGATAAACGGGTAATTGCTGCGGGCGTCGTCCGCGATGGCGTCCGCGAGCCAGCCTTCGTACAGCTCGGCACCGGCGTCCGAGTGGTACCCGTTCGCCTTGGTGATCGACGCCAGACGGCTTTTGTAGGTCTCCAGTATCTGCACCGTCAGGATCGGATCGCTCATGGGTTACCTCAGGAAGGTGGTTTCCGGGTCGCTTCCGGCGGTGTTGCTGTAGATCGAGCGGACCTTTTCCGTGAAGCGGCCGGTGAGTGTGCGCATCAGCCCTTCGGACAGGTCGCCGCGGTGCTGCTGGAACGCCTGGCTGACACTCGGGGCGTGAATGATCAGGTAGTCATCACGCGCGCCACCGGTGCGTACCGCGATGCCGGTGGCGTTGCTGCCGCGCAGCTTCGGGATATAGAAAAACTTCGGCTGCGTGTAACTGCGCCCGGGCACGACGGTGCCGGTGACGCCGGCATGCTTGGTGCCGGGTTTGGTGCGGTTCGGCTTTCGTAGCTGCCGGTGCGGGAAGCGGGTGAGCAGCGTGCCGCGACGCGTGGCCTGGACGCTGGCTTCCCAGACGGCTCCCTTCTGTACGGGGCGGGTGACGCGCAGATGGCGCCCGATGTAGCTGTCGGTTAGCGCCAGGCTCTTGCCGATCACGCGAATAGCTTCCCGCCGCCCTTCTTTGGCGCCTTGCTCGAGCAGTTCGCGGCTGCCTTGGCGGGCGAAGCCAGCGAGCTGCTGCAGGGCGTCCAGCTGGATCTGGATGTCGCGGCTCATTCCCCGTGCCATTCGGTGACCTCCACGATCAGATCGGTGCCGGTGTCGCGGTGCAGGCGGTCGATGACCCACACACGGTTATTCAGGGTGATGCGGTCGCCCCGGCGCGCGTGAGGCCAGGCCGACTTGGGGTATTCGATAAGGGTGAGGGTTTGAACGACTACCCCCAGGTCGTCGCGGACATCCTCGTGATCGAGAATGGCGAACTCGGTGTCCGCCGGCGCGCGATCCGACAGCAGCGGGCCCGGCTCGAACTGAGCGGGGTCGCCGTAGTGCCGGAAGTTGGCGTCGTCGTTGAGCGCCTGGAGGTGGTCGAATTGGCTCATCGTTAGAAGCTGGCGTTGAGCCGCACCTCGCAGGTGGTGTCGCCGTCGGCAGCGGCCTGGGCGAACACGCCCACCTTCAGGTATTCGGTGGCCGGTGAGCCGCCATCGTCTGCCGCGGTGGTCATCGCGGTGCCGTTCCAGTAGGCGGGCGCGTACTGGGCCGGTTCATCGGCCGATGCTTTGGGCAGGCCGTCGAAGACGCCGCCGGTGCGCAGGGTGTATTCCTCGCCGGCAACGGCGTCGGTGAGCGCGACACCGAACACGCCTTCGACAACTTGAAAGGAGCCGCTGGCCACGGTGGCGGTGGCCAGCACCGTCAGGTTCTGGCCTTGGGCCCGGAAGTTCTTAGCCATGATGGTTACCTCGTTTTCAGGGAATCAGGGTCGGTGCCGCCCTTCCGTGGGCGACGCACCAAACGGGGTGCCGGTGCTTACGCGCCGGCGTTTTTGAACAGACCGCGGTGGTCGATGACACCCGCGCCGAAGTCCTGCCGCGCCTTAATCTTGATACCGTCCACTTCAAAGCCCTGCTGGGTTTCGATGTAGACGCCTTCCTCGCCGGTCAGGTAGGCGTATTCGATCGTGTCGATGCGCGACGGGCTGGCCGCCAGGTACCAGGTGGTTTCGCTGCTATCGTCCAAGCGAGGCTCGACGATCAGCGTCAGAGTGTTGGGGAACGGGTTGACGTCGCCGGCTTTGGCCGGAGTGACGATGGCGAGGATCTTCTGCGCTTCCGTTTCCAGGGCCGCCGGGACAATCAGGTACTCAGCAGCCAGGTTCAGGGGCCGATCCGATTTGATACCTTTCTGGCGACGCAACTTCTTGCGCGCTTCGGTGAGCGTCTCGACGGAGAGCGGCCCGGCGGTGCCCACGTTGTTGTGGTCGGCGTGGAACAACGCCTTATTGTCCGCCATCTTGACGTTGCTGGTGAGCAAGCCCCAGATGATGTTGCTTTCCAGCTCGGCAGCACTGGCACCGAAGGCCTGCGGGATCCGGCTGAAGGCGTCCAGGTCATCGTTGATGATGGTCTGGCGGGTCAGCGCGATGATCTTGCCGTAGGTCTGCAGGCGGTAGCGCTGGTTGTCCTCACCCATGGAGCCGTACTTGAACTCACCGGCTTCGTTCACCTTTTCCAGTTCCGGCGCATCGCCGAGCTGGGCGCGGTTGATGAACTTAAAGTCGCTGGCCGTGGATTGGCGACAGAAAGCCTGGAATGTCCGGGGCGCCGCTTCGTAGCCCTGACGCAGGGTCTTGTTGGCGACGTCGGCCAGGATGGCCGGGAAGTCGCTGGTGGAGTGCATGGCTTCGGCGGCGATCGCCATGGGCGTCATGCCCCGGGTGGATTTCCCGCCGTAATTGAGCACTTCCTTAGCCATGTCCAGCAGGTTCATGCCGCGATAGTTGACGGCGTCGTCGGCCAGTTTGTGCTGGCGCGGGTCAACGCGGTTCATCAGGGCGGCCACCATGCCGGCGCGCAGCGCTTCGCCGTCGTGGGCGACGGACACATGGCCACCGGGCAGGTTGTTCATCTGGCGCTTGGCCAGGGCGTCGAGCGCCTGGTTGCGCGCCTCGGCTACGGTGGCGCCGCTGTCGATCAGGGTCTCCACCAGGCTGTCGTCCAGGCGGTGGGTTTTGCCAAGGTTGCGAATGTCCTTGCAGCGAGTGCGCTCGGCGGCAATCGCGGCGGTGGCGCTGGAGCCGGCGTTCTCCGCTTTGCTGGCTGCTGCGGCGGGGATTTCTTCTTCCTCTTCCTCGCCGCCGGCGGCCGGCTCACGGCGCGACCCGCCGCGATTCTCGGCACCGGCGGCGTCGCCGCCGGCGTTGTCGCCGCCTTCCTCGCCGGACTTGGCTTTGGCTTCAGCAGCGACGACCCGGGCCTTGAGCTGGGCGTCTGTTTCACCATCGAGGCGGCACAGGCCCACCGCCTTGGCGCGTTGGTCAAGATTCATATCATCACCTTTCGGTTTGGGTTTGTTCGCGGCGGTGGCCGCTGTGGGGTTGCCCGCCGGTGGCGGGCGGTGGAACAGGTTCACGGCCGCTTGCGGGGCCTTGTCGAATTGGCTCAGGTCCGCCTGCGCGACGGCCTGGATGGGGGCCACGAGTTCGTCGGCGAAGCCCAACTCGACGGCTTGCTCGCCGTTGAGCCAGGTTTCGGCGGCCATCATGGCTTTGATGGTCTCTTTATCGATGCCGGTTTTGGCGGCGTAGATGTCGGCGACAGTGTCTTCGAACTGGTCGTAAACGTCGGCAGTGCGCCGGTGGTCGTCGGATTCGCCGTAGCTGGGCCCGTTGGGCTTGTGGATCATGATGAAGGCGTTGGGCGGGATCCTGACGGTGTCGCCGGCCATGGCGATGACGCTGGCCATGCTGAGGGCGATGCCGTCGATCGTGACCTCGACCGTGCGCTCGTTGTATTTGAGCCGGTTGTAGATCGCCAAACCCTCGACGATGTTGCCGCCCTCGCTGTGGATCCGTACGGGCAGTGGGCCGGTGCCGTTGCTCAGCGATTCGAGTTCGTGGACGATGGTTTCCGCGTCGAGGCCGTCGAACCAGTCACCGATCACGCCGTAGAGCAGCAGCTCACCCTGGGCGTTGATTCGGTTTGTCGCGGACAAAGCGAGGCCCTGGGCGGTGGCCTTGGCCAGCGCCTTCTTCTTGAACTTTCTCATGGGAACTCCGGGTTACTCGGTGACGGGGTCGTTGGCCGGGTCGGGGAAGCCGGTTTCGCCCGCACGGGCTTGAGTGACGCCGGCGTTGCTGACCAAGCCGGCGTCGGTGATGAGCGTCAGGCCGCGCGAACGCAGGCTCTTGATGTCTTGCTCGAGTTCATCCAGTACGTCGTCGGCCTCGTAGCCCGTCTCGCGAATCATCTGGCTCTGTGACTTGAAGCCGGCCCGAACCATCTGAACCATCGGCCCGACTTCGCGGGACGGGTCGAGCAGCTCGCGTTGCGGCGGCGCCCACTCCCACGTGACGCCGGTGAGCGGGTCACTACTGAGCGCCATGGCGGCGTTGAACCAGCGGGCCAGTCCATCGCACAACGTCGGGATCAGGGTGTTCCAGCGGTAGCTGTCGACCTCGCGCAGGAACTGCAGCATGCCGGCCCGAAAAGACGAATAGTTGACCTCGCTCAGGTTGCCGGTGAGCAGCTCGAACGGAATGCCGTAGGCAATAGCGATGGCGTGCTGTTCGACGCTGACGAATTCACCGTGCCCGCTGACACTGGGCGGTGTGTTGAACTCGACAGATTCGCCAGGGCCCAGCCGGGGAAACATGCCCGGTTCCAGACGCTCCGGCAGCACGTCACCTTTTCGATCGCCTTCCCCGTCCGGTTCCGTTACGACCCCGACAAGGCAGGCGGCGCTTTTCTGCGCTTCGATGCGGGCGTCCTGGTAGTCATCCAGGTTCTGCATGCGCATCAGCGCCGCGGTGCCACGGGGCACGCCGCGCACCTGGCCGGGCCGCAGCATTTCGTACAGGTGAATTACGTCCTCCGCCGGCGTGAGCTTGCTGCCGGTGATCGGCGAGAGGCTCGCCATGGCATCACCGGGGTGGTTCTGGTGGAGCCAGTAGCCCACCCGCTTGTGCCGCATGTCGAACTGCACGCCCTGGACGGCGTAGCCGCTGTTCATGGGCCCGTTCTTTGTGTGGTCCAGGTAGTCGCCTTCCAACAGCCGCACCTTCAGCGGCACCGGATTGCTTGGGTCGCGCTCGGTGATTCGAACGATCAAGCCGTCGCCGGATTCCATGGCGGTGCGCACGGCGGCGGATTGCAGGCCGTAGCCGTTGAGCCGACCGTCGTAGTCGATGGCGGTGGTCTCAATCCAGCCGAGCATGCGCTGGCGGGCGTCTTCGCGCACGCGCTCCACCCCGCCCTTGGCGCGCGGGCGGATGCCGGCGCCGACGATGTTCGTGGTCAGCCCCCGCATTGCGCTGGCCGCGTAGGGATTGTTGCGAACCATTTCACGGTGCCGGGCGCGCAGCAGCGGCAAGGCTGCCCGGCTCTCAGCGTTGGCGCTGGTGTCTCGGCCTCGCGTCCAGGTGTTGCGGCGGCCCTGGCCGGCGCCGTCGTAGCCGTTCACGGCGCGCAGGCGCTCAGTAACGACTCGGGCCCGGGTGCGCCGGGCTTCGGCCTCAGGGGAGAACCAGCCAATGGTGCGGTCCAGCCAGGTCATTGGTACCCCCGATCAAACGTGGGCGCGTAGACGGCCTGCCGCTTGCGAGTGGGGCTGGCCAGCCGGCGCTCAATCATGTTGCGGATCCGGATCATGTCATCGAGGCTGCGGAACTCCGTGGTCTTCCCGTTGTGGGTCACACGGAGGGTGCCCGACGCGATCGCTTTATCGAGTCGGTCCAGGTCCTGTTGCGTGTACGCCATGGGTCAGTTCCAGTAGGAGGATTTGCGGCGCCGGGGTGGCGCGGCCGCAGCGGGCTCTTTGCCGCCGAACATGTCGCCTTGCTTCAGCTGGGATTCGTATTCGTCCCAGCGGTCGTCTTTCCAGGTGTGCAGCCGCAGGCTGTAGGCCGCGTGCAGCGCGTAGATCTCGCAGTCGGCGGCTTCCACCGGCTGGCCGGGCTTGTCGTGCCAGATCAGCTTGCCGCTGAACCGCGCGCTGGGCGCTTTGATCACGCCGGTGAGCTGCTCGTAGTAGTCGTCGCGGACGTCCTGGTACCAGTGCATGCGGCCAGGCCCGGTGCCGCGCAGGCTGAGCCGGCCGCCTTCGCCGAACAGCAGGTCCTTGGCTTTGTGCGTGCCCACCTGGTAGACCAGCAGGCCGAACTTGCTGGCCTTGGTTTGGCGCTTGCCCTTGTAGTCGGTTTTTTTCGGTGCGCTGAAAATCTCGCGCCGGCCATAGTCGTTCGAGCTGCCCTTGATCGCGCGGACGCCTCGGCTCTGCCGGGTGCGGACGAACTCGTACACCTGCTCAGTGGAGTGGCCGCCGCTGTCGATGCTGACGGCGCGCGGCAGCAGCCGGTGCCCGGCCTCGCTCTGGATCGGCGTGGCCAGAAGGTCGTCCAGTTCTTTCCAGACGGGGTCGCTGGAATCCGTGGTGCTCACCTTGGCGTACAGCTCGCCCCAGTAGAGCAGCCAGCTCTCCATGCCCCGGCCCCAGGCGCGCATCACCACCGCCAGCCGGTCGCGCTGAACGTCGACGCCAACGGTAATGATCAGCCCACCGATGGGCACACAGAGTTCCCGATAGTCTTCGGCCCGCTCTCGCAGCACCTCTGCGTCCGGGGTCGCGGTTTCGTAGGCGTAGGTGCGGCCCAGCTTCTGGTTCGTGAAGGTGATCTTGCCGCTCAGGTCGCCCTTGGTGGCCTGGTACTCGGCGGTCAGGTGATCGCGCACCACGTCGGCCAGGGTGGTCCCGGGCACGCAGGCGTACAGCTCGCTGAGTTCCATGAACCCGGCGCTGCCGTGGAACGGCTGCGTGGGCGTCCAGCCGCAGAGCGGGTCGCCGGCGGCGACGGCGTTAAACACCGTGTCGCGGACGTTGCGCTGGCGTTGATCGTCGTCCCAGGCGGCACCGCAGTGCGGGCAGCCGTACACCGCAGTGTCCGGCAGAGCGCGGCCGAACACTTCGTGCTCCGGGGAGTCGTCGTCGGCGTCCAGCCAGCTGACGTTTTCCCAGGCCAGGACGTGGGCGTCGCCGCATTCGTGGCAAACCACCGGAAGCACCCGGCAATCAGATTGCTTGATGCGGTGCTCAGTTTTGCTCAGGTCGCGGATGGTAGGGGTGCCGCCGACGATCATCTTGCTGCCCAGGTAGCGCTTCAGCCGCTCTTCCAATAGGCCGATGGCGGTGCCCTGTTGCTTCACATCGTCGCTGGTGTCGTCCGGCTCTTCGATGACGCCGACGCCCACCGAGCTGGTGGACTTCACGTTGCCAGGGCTGTTGGACCCGACCAGTTTGAGGAAGCCGCCCGGGTAGCTTTTCAGATCCCACCGGTTGCCGGCCTTCCGGCTGGTGCTCACGTCGATCAGGCCCCGCAGGATGGGCGAGGCTTCAAACGCGGGGCACAGCTTTTCATCGTGGAACGCTTTGCCGTCTTTCTCTTTGGCGAACAGCACCATGATCGGCGCCGGGTGGGCTTCGACCCGCTTGGCCAGGTAGCCGATCAGGAAATAGGTCCAGCCGATCTGGGCGGCCTTCATCAGGTCGACCTCGCCGACCGCCGGATCGTCCAGCGCTGCGGCAACGCCGAGGAAGTACGGCGCATAGTGGAAATCGTAGGTGCCGGCCAGGTCGCCGATCGCTTCCGGCAGGTGGTAGTGCTCAGTAAGCCACTGCGCCGTCGCCACCGATTTGCGCGGCCGGAACTTCGCCGCCGCCTGATTCAAGATCCCCCGCAGCGTGCTCCGCAAAGCCACCAATTCGCTCGATTGCAGGTTCAATG